TGTGCCGGTGGGAACTTCTGGTAGAGTTGCTCCAGTGTCTGAGTCTTTTACTAGCCCGTTTGTTAAAGCTATAGCTATTGATGAAGGCTTTGGAAAGCTGCTAGTACGAAAAAGATGGTTCAATAGTTGATTTTCAAGATAATCTGAAATTGCTGCCATTATTTTTCTCCTAAAAAATCCTTATAAGGTAAACGTTCTATTGGTATATACACAAAAAGCCACCCCCTGACGAGAGAGGGTGGCTCATGTGATGTAATCTAAATAATATTAGAATGAACCAAGAATCACTCTTCTGTTATCTAGAACGCCAAAGCCAAGCTCTGCCCAGCCGTAGTAACCGGCGCGCTGCTGACGATGAAGAGTTGGATCTTCAAAGACCTGTAGCTGCTCTTTTACTGGCATGACAAAGCTATCGTTGGCAGATTGATCAAGACCAACAACTAGCTCAAGATCGCTGGCCTGAACATTACCAGAAAGCTGATTGTCGAAGAAGTTTTGATATTCTTGACCTTCGCCAAGTTCATCAAGATCGTGAAGATTAACACCGAAGATGCGTGTGATTGGCGCGCCACCTTCTGATGCTGTATAAATTTCACGACGAGTTACTTCGTCAACTTGATCAAGACCCCAATTACGAACGTCTTCTAAAGCTTCTGGTGAAACATATAGATCTGTAAGACGGCCACGACCAACAGATGCACTATTGCCACCTGAGTTGCGGCGCATTACAGTCTGCATAAGAGAAACTAATCTCTTGGTGAATAGACCGGCTGTAGCGTCACCGTCATAGACGAGGATGTTGCGATCAACACCAGCGGCTAGAAGGGTGTGCCAACCGTCATCATTCATCTTCTTAACGAAGCCAGCTTCCATGACTTGCATTGCGCGACCGACAATATCCCAACGAGCCTCGCGGGCATAACGTAAGAGATAATCGACAGAAGAGGCAATGTTATAAGTTGGAATCATAACGTAGTCGCCTTCAACTGAACGCTCTGGAATTCTGCCGTGGCCGGGATTTGTGTAAGCAACATGCTCACCTTCTAGGCCGGGGCTAATTAAATCAAGAGGAAATTCGGTTGTTGAACCGGCTTCTACATTAATTGTTTCAAAGATGTTTCCGAGGATATTACCAACGAGAACACCCTTACGAAGAGGTAGTTCAAGAGCTTTAGCAAACTCACGCTGAGCGGCTTGTGCTACTTGAATATCAGAATCCCCCGACTTGCGTAGGAGACTGATGAATTCATCACTAGGTCTTTCATTTGTAGGCATATTATAATTCTCCTTTATAGTTTTTTAAGTTCAGAGGGGAAGGTTGACTTCTACTTTGCAGTAACCGTCAGCATCTGGACCAGTTAAGAACGAGCCAATCTTTGGCCCCTGGTTTGTTGCCATTGTGATATTACCAGCAACTGTGTTACTGGCATAAGCGCCAGAACCAGCAACTGGAACACCGTCTACATTATTGGTTACAACATAGCCCTTACGAAGCACTGTAACCTTGCCACCCTTCTGCACTTCATCTTTGTGTTGATTAAGGTGTGTACGGGTAAGATCTTTATTAACAACGTCATTTAGTAAAAGACCAACTGGGACGCCGCTTGTTGAATACTTCACAAGGTTTACACCTTGATCCATAGAAGCGCCGACGCCAGCTGTAACGTCATGACGAACCACGCCGCCACGGGTAGCAGTACCAGCATTATAGAAAAAGCTGATGTCTGTCTGAAGTTCATATCTATCTGTTTTTAGAGCCATATTAATTTCTCCTTATTTTCACTTACGAAGTACATTTTTTTCAAGCCACTCTGCTACGCTAGCTCTTGTGGCAACAAGCTCATCTGTATCATTAGAAGCATCAACAAGAGCGGCCTCAGTAGTTGAAACACCTTCAAAAATTTCTTCTGTTGGGGTTTCTTCTGATGCTACTGTTTGAAGATCTTCTGACTTTGATTTTTCTTCCTTCTTCATCTTTTCTTCCTGCCATTTGGCCATTTTCTTCTTCATGGCAGCAAGAACAGTTTCAAAGGCTTCGTCACTAAGGGCATCATATGCCACTAATGATTCTTCTGCCTCTGCGTCTTCAAAACCGGCTTCTACTAAGCTAGCTTTGCGCATAGACATTTTTTCTTTCTTTTTCATATTCATGAGTTCTTCATCCTTTTTCTTCATTTCGCCGTCTTTGGCCGAAATTGCTTGATGAAGCTCTGTTAAAGTGGTTTCTTTCTCTGTGAGAGAAGCTTGAAGATTTTTAATTACTTCGCCTTGTTCTGCTAGGGCCGCTTCTAATTTAGCAATTGAATCTGTGTCTTCTTTCGAAGCTAAAGTCTCTAATTGATCACGTAGAAGTTTATTTTCTTCTTTAGCAGATGCTAGCTCACTACGAACTTCAGCAAGCTGCTTCTCTAAAAGATTTAAATCTGACATATTATCTTCTCCTTTAGGAAAACTAGTTAAATTTGAATTAGAAGTTGTATGAAAAGCTCTGCTAGAATCAAGGATAACACTTCTTGGGTTTGCTGGCCTAGATACAAGACCTTTGCCAGAAAAAGAAATGTCTCTTAATAATCTACCAATTTTAAAGCCTTCATATTCACCAGTACCACCATAGGCACGTAAATGCTTAGTTAAAAATGCCGATCCTTCGTTTCTTTCCAGTTTTTTAGCATTTCCATTATTATCTATTAAGGCATAATCAAATCCTGAAAATAAGCACTCCATTGAAACAAACCACTTGCCTTCTTCGATTTCGGCAATGATCTGGTTCATTCTTTCTCTATTGTCTGGATTTGTCCAGCTATTATATAATACGGCCTCTGTGATAATATCAAAATCCTCTGGTTCACTATCACCAGAAATTGAATTACCAGACTTATCTACAACATAGCTTCCGGTAATATGACCAATAATATCATTTTCGTTGTGCATGAAGTTAAATTGTTTATCTTCCGGTGTATTTCTAGCAGCCCAAGTTTGTGACGAATCGAAAACATCATCATTCTTGTTCCATCCAGTAGAAACTAAAATGGACTTGATATAATATAAATCTATTTGTTTTGGATTTGCGCTTTGAGCTTTAACTGTTTCGGCAAAAGCGACACTGTTATTGCTAATGCTTTTGGAAACTGTTGCTGGAGAGCAATATGCAACACTAGCAGAAGCTTGAACAGCGTCAGCTATACCGTCTCTGATTTCTTGTGGGTATATTTTCATATTTACTCCTCATCAACATTATACACAAAAGAGTAAATTTTTTGTATTTTTATGCATTTTCTTCCACATACTGACCAATTACATGTCTTCTGTAAGTATCGATGGTCATATTTTCTATATTAATATTGGAGGATTTTAACTTCTCAGAAAAAGACTTAGGAGTTTTTAATCCAGAACGAAGTATAACAAATATGCTATCATCTGTCACTTCTTGTAAGATATTTAAGTTTGTGAATACATCTAATTTCAATTGTTCTAGATCATTAAATTCAGACTTGTTTAACTGTCTGAGATTTTTTTTGTTATGTATATCCAAGTAAGCATCTGTTAAAGTAGATGAAACTTTATTCCATGCATTTTCAGACCATACAACCAATTCGGCAACTCCGGGTTTTGATTTTGGAGTATCAACACGCTTTTTTCTAACAGTTGTGTCTTGCTGAAAGTTTGGTCTTCCGTTTTCTTTAACTTCTTTTTGCTTTTTCAAATTAATTTGTCCTTGTTTGTTAATTTTTTCCATATCTTGCTTATGATTTGCATTATGAAATGGGCTTGCTTTTGGTGGCCCATCTGATTCTCTTTTATCCAGTTCTCTTTTTAGTCTTATATTCTCTATTTGTGGGATTTCTTTAAATCTTTCTAATAGCGTTTCGTGGCTAATTATGTCTCTATCTGCTAACTGTATTAGAAGATTTTTCGTCGCGGCCTCATCAGATAATGTCATTTGATCAAATTGAATATGAGCTTTATATCTAAAGCCCATTGCTTTTCTAACGATCTCAATTTCTTTTTCCCAAAATCTTACTAATTGATCGCGCCCATACTGCAATCTTTCAAGTAATGTTTTTAAAGAAATAAAGTTATTAGTAAAGCCACCACCATTTGTAGCCATGCCAGTTAATGTTGGTGGAACACCAAGTCCAGCATAAATACTATTAAGAACTGCGCTATATTTTTCTGAACCTAAGAATTTATATACTTCACTATTTGATTCTGTAAAGCTTAGTTCTGGACCCCAAACAAGTTCCATTGTGCCGCCGCCAACATTGCTAGCCAAAATATCACGAAGCTTATTTATCGCAGCTTTATTTGGTAAGATTTTATGCTCTAGATTACCAAGCGTCCATAGTCTAATGTTAGAAATAGCACCATCTAAAGCTGATAAGTCAGCTAGTCTCATTTTTTCTAGCATAACAATATCATCTAATATGGCATAAACCATTGGATTGGCCCATTGCTTCCAATCGTCCTTCTTATAATAGAAAACGCTCAATCTTTCTGATTCTAGTGGGATTTCTTTTTCTCCCCGCATTAGACTTTGTTTGATAACAGGAGGAAGTGTCTCAAGAACATTATTGGGAATATCTCCAGCCTGAAATTTGTCAAAAAAAGAATTTGTTGTTATGGTATAGTTATTTAATCCCATAAAAAGCGATAGATTTCCATCTTTCATTTTTACAGTCAAAGGATTAAAAAAATTATATCTCCATGGAATTTGATTTTTCGTGGCGTTTGGAACTTCTACTTTAATGTCGCTAGAAAGCGCCTTCATGTAATTATTTAACTGAGGAGTTACCTTTGCATAGCTACGATAGACAATGACATTGCCACATTTATATAAATTGTTTAAAAATCTTTCTGATCTCTCTTTACCATTAATACTTTTGAACCATTGTTGATAAAATTTTTCAACACTTTTATCTCTATGTACTATTTGTATGCCTTGACTACCAAAGTCACCCATGAGATCAATAATATTTTTAATAATGCCAACCTTATCGTATGCTTCCATGCACATTTTAATAATTTTTCGCTGTTGATTAGGTACAGCTTCATCTGGCCTAAAAGAATAATAATCATCTTTTGTGAAGCCCGGCCTAACAGACCTATTGGGCTCAATATCTATAAAATGTCTATAGTGATTACCAACGCTTTTGCTAACACCTTGATAATGAGATATATTATCAGACAATTGCGACATGGCATTTGCCTTGCTATTAAAATCTTCCTCAGACCAAGTTAACATATCTTCATTACTCATTGTTAAACCTCAATTGGATTATAATTGGATTGGCTAATGTATTAATACACATCTTTCATATTATCTGAGAACCAGCTTGGTCCAGAATACAATTTGTCTTCAGTTTTTGGCATATATCCACCAGTTGCAAAGCCGCCATAAAATTGATATTCTTGCTGAGTTGGCATTCTTTGTAAGGTTCTAGCAGCCATATTAGACATTAGTAGAGCAGAATATCTATCTTTACGCATCTTGCTCTTTTTGCCAGTACCAACAACAACCTCTGGTGTATCCCACCTATCTCTGCCAGAATTGGTTTGAGTCATCTGTATCATAGATAGCTCATCTTTTAATTCTTCTATTTCCATTACACACTCTTCCAGTGTATCAAACATTCTATTTTTAAGACCGTCTTCGTGGGCAGATATGTCTAAGCTCAAAGTGTCAAAAAATGGGAACAATAATACTTTGTCCTCAAAGTCCTTTCTCATTCCATGATTTGCTTCTGCTAACCATTCATATTTAGCAAATTGGCACATTTCTAAAATATGCAACCCTCTTTCGCCGTCTGTGTCTTTTGGTTTCTCATCGTCTATTACTGGCCAAATAGGTAACTCGCCATCTTTTATCTTATCTAGATCATGTAGCGATTCCATAATTGCAACGCCACCTCCTTGGGCATCCATTGCAATATGTATACATGGGAATAGTTTCATTAGATCTCGTATTTTACGAGCGCAATATGCGTAAAAGTCTGTTTCGCTTACATATCCCTTTTTAACCTTTTCCTTATGATCATTTCTAGTCGTTGTCCAGCAATGAACAATTTTTCTGTGGTCTGGGTTTATTTCTAAAACCACAATACTAAAATTATCAACCTCAGAAGCGGGATCTACTCCAAATATATATTTTTTACTAGTATCGCCTATTAGTTTAGCTTCAAATTTTATAATTTCGCCATTGCTATCTTTTATACTATTATCGTCAGACACGACACATGACTCAATTAAAGATCTCTTAAAGAATCCTTGACTGTCTCTAGTAAAACACGCCCCGTATTCCATTTGATAAATACCAGCATGAACAGTAGCCTTAGATCTAGCAACTTGATCAGCATCCATAAAACCTTTTGGTAATAACTCGTATGGCATTCTTATGATAGAATATTGTGTCCAATCAAAGTTTTCTGGTGGATCTTCTCCAAATATTTCTCTTAGCTTGTTTAATTGACCCTGACTATGTATAATAGATTTCCACTTTTTCCAATATGTGGCAAAGTGATTAAAGTCATAATATGCCGTACCAGAAAGAATGATTTGGTTATCTCTTTTTTGTTCTGATTTTTCTTCTTCTATAATTAGCCCAAGCTCTTGAGCCTTCTTTTTGGATGCTAGCTTTTTTACGTTTGATATAGGGTCTGCGCTAACCGCAGCGAAACCGGCAACAACGTTTTCAAAAATTTCTCTAGGAATAGAAGCAAACTCGTCAGCAATAATATCGTTAGCTCTTTGACCTCTGATTTTTTGACCGTCGCCAAGCGGTAGACAGGTAATAGTACTTTCATTTAATCTTAATGTACATCTATCAGTATCTCTGCGCGGACCACTATCCGCATCGCAAATATCTCTAAGCATTGGGGCGTTTCGCCAAATGGTTTCCATGTACTCAAACAAAACTTTTGACTGACGAAAAGCTGCACCAACAACTACGACTTTTCTTTTTGGTAATATCAAGGCTCTTAAAACAGCGTATAGTGCTAGCATAAAGCTTTTACCAAATCCACGACTTGCTATAAGCATTGGAAATTTTCTATTCCAAATTTCATTTAAAAACAAAGCCTGAGAAGGTAGAAGCTGAACATTTAACATGTGCTGCGTAATAAAAGAAAGATAACATGGCCTAGTCATTAGCCAAGATAATCTTAAATGAAAATCTTCATCCATTGGAGAAGCTAGATTCATTGGATTAAATAGATTAGATTCAATTACATCTAATCCAAGCCAAGCTTCGTCTATAGTTTTTAATTTAGTTTCTGCCATGTCTCTATTATTTCGTCTGCAAATCCATAATAAACAGCATCTTTAGCGTTTATAAACCAATCGCCGGATTTTAGTTTAGTGTTTAAGAAGTTTTTTATTTTACTAACTGGTGGGTTCTTTCCATATTTTTCTTTAAAGAATAATCCTTTAACGCACTGCTTCGCGTAAATATCTAACATTATATCACACAAGTATTTTTCATATTTTACCCAATTCTGCACATTCATATATTCGCCAGCAGCAGCCGTTGAGCCAAAGTGAGACATGAAGTAAGTATTAGGGGTTATTAGTCTTCTGTCTCCAGCTTGTAATATTATGCTACTCATAGACTCTGCTTGCCCATAAGCAATGATGGTAACAAAACATCTAGACATTGCTATAGCATCAAATATAGCCATGCCATCGGCCCATTCACCGCCTATACTTTGCATGTGTACAATAATGGGATTATCTGACTTAAGTTCTAGCGCCCTTATGTTCTTTAAGAACATGTTGGACATTTTATATTCCACACCCGGATTACTATTGTCTTCAGAATTATAAGTATTATGTAAAAATATTTCTCTGGTATCTAAATTGCAGCTATAATTATGAAGATCGTGTAATAAATCTTTATCTTGAGTCATACTATTTTTTTCTCCCAATAGTATACATTTCATTAATTCGCTTGAAAATACTACTAACTGCCAAAAATGCGGAATGTTTGTTTCCGCAGAAGAGAACTTGTATTCCATTATATAATTGAAATTCTATTAAACATTTTAACATATACCTTCCAGTAATTTTGACCGACGCTTTGTTTTTAATTGGTATACGTGTTTCGTCTGGGAATTTAAGAAGATCTTCTAAAGAAAATTCTAGGACTAAATATTTATGCTTAAAATCTTTCATTCTTTCTATCTCGTCTAGAAATGCATGTTTTTTTTGCCCTAAATTAATAGCTAATTCTTCTACGCAGCCCTTTCTTTCTATGCATATCTTATCTTCCATTCCAACAATGGAATAATCTCCAGTGTCTAGTTTTTGTTCAATCATTCCAGAACAAGTATTAAATGCGCTAAAATGATAGCCTTCTTGTTCTCTGGTATCTTTAATAACAAGAAATTTGGGAGCCGTTTTATATTCCATGAATTATACTTTCAAATAAATGCTCGTAGTGTCTTTCTTTGCCAGTAACTAACTTGTGGCAATATTTACATAATGTAATACCATTATTAGTATCATATCTTAAAGAGGATGCTCTAGACCACTTTTTAATATGATGTACTTGTAGGCTTGTTCTTGATTTACATCCTGGCATTTTGCACTTAAATTTATCCCTTTTAAGAACGTCTTTTCTAAACTGTTCATATTGTGGATCGTCGTAGTTTCTTTTCATAATGATTGAATTTTATCTATTCTCATGAGTTTTCTTATCTTGCGACATATTATACGAGTATTTATGGAATTATCTTGTGATAAAATTAACCTCATTAATCTTAATAATAATTCATAACACGCATCGTCTGGGTTATTCTCTTCTATAAATATGATAGAAAATGGTAGTGAAAATTCTCTTAATGTAAATTTTTTAAGATCCGCCTGTAAGTCTGATAAATCTATACTTAATTTAAAGTTGCGCATCTAGCATCAATTTAACCAATCCCTCTAGTGTATATTTTGGCTTCCATCCAAGCTTGGCGTTGGCTTTTGCGCAATCTCCACGTAGATAATCTACTTCTGAGGGTCTGTAGAATTCTGGGTCAATATAAATATAATTTCTCCACTCTGGAAGACCAACATAATTGAATGCTATATCTAAGAATTCGGCTACTGTATGAGTCTCTCCGGTACATATTACGTAGTCTTCTGCGTCTTTTTGTTGCAGCATGAGCCACATGGCCTCTACATAATCTCCAGCATATCCCCAATCTCTAAAAGCATCTAAATTGCCTAATCTAAGCTTTGGAAAAACGTTACCATTTTTATATATTAATTCTTCAGTAAAAACAAAATCTCCACCAAGCTGATCGTTGCAATTAAGCCAATTTATAAAATTAGCAATCCATTTAACAATTTTTTGAGTTACAAAATTATCCCCACGGCGTGGTCCTTCATGGTTGAACAAAATACCACAACTAGCATGTAAGTCATATGCTTCTCTAAATAGTCTTACAGCGTGGTGAGCGGCACATTTGGCTATAGCATATGGAGAATTTGGCATGAATTTGGTTTCTTCATTTTGGTACTTCTCTCCGCTAGTATTAATGTCATAAGAACTGCCAAACATCTCACTTGAAGAGGCTTGATAAAATTTAATATGATGTAAATTTAAATCTACTATAGATTGTAGTATATTTATACATCCCTTTCCGGTAATGTCCCAAGTCAATGCTGGCTGTTTGAAAGAAGTTCCTACGTGAGACTGTGCGGCTAAATTATAGATTTCATCTACATGTTCGGTATTTTTCAAAATATTGATAATACTACTTGTATCAGTAATATCACCCTCCACCAATTTGAAGCTTGGTACATTTGATAAGTGCTTTATTCTTTGGGTTGTATCTGTACTGGCCCGTCTAGCAATGCCGATCACTTCATAATTTTTACTTAAAAGTAAATCTGCTAGATGGCTACCATCTTGTCCAGTAACGCCCGTAATGATCGCTTTCATGTATTTTCCTTTTTATATGCCCAAGTTGAATTTTCTAGAATATAAAATTTATTACCAAGTTTTTCATTTACAGCTTGAACTACTCCCGGCCATGATCCGGGGTTATAATCGTGACCCGCTAGGTATCCTCCAACCTTAACTTTAGGAAGCCACATATCAATATCTTTACATACTGCCTCGTATGTGTGTTCCATGTCGATATAAACAACATCACAAGATTCATCTTCAAATTCTAAAACCGCCCCATGAGAAAGCTTACGTATTGGAGTAAATTTACGTTCGCCCATATTATCTAAAAATATCTTGAATATATCTGTCTCTTGAGCCAACTTATGATATGTTTCCACCTCATTGACTGAACCTTGCCAACTGTCTACTATAAATACATTAAGTCTATCTTTAGCAAGATCGCAAAGATAAGCAGAGCTTTTACCAAGCCAAGCTCCACACTCTACAAATGTCCCACCGTCTGGAACAGAATCAACTAAAAATTTAAAAGCGTTAGGGTAATCAAACCACCCGCCTATTTCTTCGTAAGATTTCATGAATTAGTCCTTTACAGTCTCTGGTGTCAATAGCGGTTGGTCAACCTGTCCATCTTCATATTTATGGAACGCGCTTAGGCGTTCCTCTTCTTTTTTCATTGCCAATCTCATTTTTTCCATTTCAATTCCATACTTCTTCATTAATTCTGGATCTTGCATCATGCTAGTAACCCAGCTAGTAAAGCTTTGCTTACTATCTTCTAGTCTTTTAATTCTTTGTTCTCTCGTTCCCTTGATCTCTCTAAGAATAGTGGCTTTCTTTGTCTGTAACTCTCTATAGTCGCGATTTAAACTCTCTTGAGATGCGCGAAGAGAAGCCACCTGTCTTTCTAAATTAATAATATAGTCAATGTCTTGCTGGTCTTTGTCTCTACTGCGCTCATCCTGTATCAATTTATCGTAAGTATTAATCTGCTCTATATTTTCCTTATTACCCTTAAGGCATCTATTCATTAGTATTTCTAACTTAATAACATCTACAACCTGAAACTCTTCTGTTGGGAGAACATCATCATTAAACTGTGATATAATACGTGACCAGTGATACTTAAATAACTCTAATTCGTCATCAGTAAACTGGGCCTTTAGTTCTATCCAATAGGGGCGATCTTCTAAAGAATAAGCAGCAAAATCTTCGGGCGTTAAACCTACCTTGAATTTTCTTTTGATAAAGTTATCTACTGATTCTACGTCGCGATCTAGCTGTTTTGCTATATCTTCTGTAGTTAGACTGTTAACCAGCCTACCAATAATTCTTTCTTCCTCTTTGGAAATTCTACCTTTCTTCATTTAAGACATCCTTTATAAAGGAAATTATTTCTTCTTTCCTATTTTTAGCAATATATATACCATCTAGCATTTTTAAATAATCCGATCTCATAGAAGAAGGTATACTATCATCAATTTTATCTTTAAATTCTTTTATAGTTGCAAACAGTTCGGGGGAGTCAGATGAATCACTGCAAAGATCTTCATTAGAAATTGGAACGGGCGTTAGTACCTTTTTCTTTTCTTCGTCGTTTTTGAGATAAAAATTATCACGTATGAAATTTTTTAGTCTATTTGAAAGGTGTACAGATAAGAAATTCTCTAGGGGGCGATTTTCGTCGTAGCGATCTAGTGCATCCATACATATAATAAAAGCCTCTTGTTTTATATCATCAATTTCATATCCATTGAATGTATATCTTGGGGCGATTTTAGAGATGACGAAATGTATTTTTTCTAGTGTTTCTTGTTCTGTTAAATTTTTAGGTATCTTCATACGCGAGCGTTCTCCATGAAGATCCATCGTATATTTTTAACTTTCCACTTTCCTCATCTAAAAACATTGTGCCGGTTTGCTCAACTGCTTTTTGTGACGGTCTTAAGATAATCTGTGTGGTTTTTAACTTTTTAACGTCAATCTGTGTGGTTTTAAAGACAAGCTGTTTAGCGTAAGAAAGTACAGACTTGATAACACTTTCAGTAAAAGCTTCTATGCTCCAAAGATTAGAAAGTTTCAACGCTTTTGCGCTACCAAAATCAGTTCTGCCTAAAATTGTGTCTTTTGTAAGCTGAACTGGATGTAGAACGTGGGGCGCTATAGAAGTTAAAACACAACCATCCTCAAATAATACTTCTTGGGGGTTGCTTGATATGTAATTAGAAACTAATACGTGGGTGCCATCTTCAGGTGGAAAATCTATTATTAAACCAAATGGCTCAGTAACATTTTGGTGTTCATCCATGACATAGTATGGCTGCAATCTTATTAAGAAATATTCATCTTTATCTTTTTCAATATAACCCCTTCCGACTTCTCCGCGTATTGTCTTTCCGTCTTTAACTTGGTCGATTTTATACAGAAATTCACATCCGCATCCATAGCATACGGAGAATGAGCAATTGTGGCTACCTAATCTATTAGATTTGATGGCGTCTGAAATAATAATATCAGCATCGGCCAAGGCTTCTGTTCCAACGAGCTTTACTCTATTGGTACCAAAGATAGGTTCGCCTTTTTCAATTACTAGTTTCGGAAGTGTCTTTATTCCCATTTTCTAATAAGTCCTTTAGAGAAGCGTCCTCTTTTTCCATATCTTTCTCAACAGATTTCTTAACATCTGCTGTGGCCTTGCACTGTAAGTTGCAATCTAATTGTTTTGGATCATTCTGATTGTTATTCATATTAATTACTCCTGCTAGATTATACACACATTGAGGCAAAAAGACACAAAACGAAGCGTTTAGGGGCCAATGGGGGAGGATTGGGAGATACATTAATAAATATATTGGCTATTGTGCATAAACCACCCCAGGTTTTTCGGGCGTTAAATTGGGCAAAATACTATAAGATAAAACCCCCCGTAGCCCTAAGTCTATATGTAGACAGTACTTATGGCATATATACCACGCCCGACTCGCCGTAAATCCAATGATACCAACCACTTATGACAAAAATAAAAATATTACAGATTAAGACTTGACGAGCCGATAAATATCTGTATAATAGTAGCAGACAAAGGAAAAGGAAAAGAAAATGAACCAGATTGACGAACTGATGATTGCGGCTTACAACATGGGATACGATCAAGATTCCCGAGATGAGTTTGATTCGTACTGCGATCATATGAATGTAGACGATGATCTGCGGGATAAGATGCTGAAGAAGTTCGAAGAAGGATATGATGACGGGTGATATTCTGTATAGTATTGACACCTAATATACCGATATATATAATAGAATAACACAAGGAAAAACAAATGACCATTCAAGTACAAAACACCATTCGCCGCTTGGTCGCTCGTCACGGATATTCCGCTACATTTGTACAGCACTTGGGCGAAGGTATCAATCTGTACAGTATCGGTGGTATCATGTATCGTATTCGTGGTGATGGTACGATCCTCTAAGTCTTTGCCAAATAAGGACTTAGGGCAAGTCGGCCCCGCCAAATTCGACGTAAGTGCTTACGTACCAATAACTTACATCACAAAATTTATGTGCATTTGGCATGAAATTATATTTGAGAAAATCCAAAGATTTCTCTTGCAATAGTCGATAATATATGTATAATAAGAGCATAAGAAAGAAAGAGAGAAAGAAGATGACCATCGAAGTTTTTAACGATCAGAAGTTGACCATAGGCTTTGTTAAGAGTCAGAATAAGATTGAGGGTATGAATACTGTTCGTCAGTATTTCCCCAATGTGGGAAGTGTTAGTAGTCAAAGTTGCCTTCCTGTTAATGATAGTCGTTGCAAAATGATTGCCCCTAATGTCTACTCTTGGGAGAATGTCTAATGAATAGTCTCGAAAAGATTTTCTGTGCCATGCGAAGCGGTAAGTATGGTAGCGTCATTGATCCCAAGGGTAACGCACACGTTGGCATTATCAATGCTATCATGCGTGAGGATGGTAGCGGTAAGAATTGGATTGTAACTATTACGAACAAGTGCGTTAGCGAAAAGGTATTCGTATACGCATCCTAAGTGCTTAGCACTAAAGGACTTAGGGCGAGTGGGGCGGGCGAAATTCGCCGTAAGTTCAATGCTCATAAGGGTTTATGTCAAGTCTTTCCCTATGCACAAGGGTAAGGCGCCGCACTATAGGGAAGGTGAGGCAAAATGCTACAAACGGCGTTTTCACGGCCTAAATTGCTAACGCAAAATGCTACACTGTGTTGCAAAATGCTACGCTCAATATCTAAGCACAAAAAATATCATAGCGTTTTTCCCGAAGAAAACACACAAAAAATATTTCTGACTTTGGCACAGTATGTGCATCTATATATGGTATAAGAAAGAGAGAGTAAGAGATGATTACAGAAGTTTTCAAGAATGGTCAAACGATTGGTTTTGTAGTTGCAAAGGATAGGCTTTCTTCGGTCGATCTGATCGTCAAGGCTTTCCCGCAAGTTGATAGAGTCAAGACTAATTCTTCCCTTCCCAAACACGATACGCGATGCAAGAAAATCGCTGAAAATGTTTACGCTTGGGCTTGACAGGCTAGACAGAAGTTTCTATAATCCACCAACTAAGAAAGAGAGAGTGTAAGATGGAAAAGTTGACTGTGAGTGAAGAAATTGTTGTAGCCGCTCTGCTGAAAACCAGTGAGCAAAATATGGCTTCTCTGGTGGAAAGCGGAGTAAGTGAGAATCTAACCAAGATGCTCATTGAGGATCTGCAAACCATCGGCGTGATTCGTCGCAAGTTGGGTTTGGATGCCTACAATTATTCAAAGTAGGGCTTGACACTCACCAAAGAGTTTTGCTAGAATCAGACCAACACGAAAGGGAAAACATGAAACAGAAATTTGAAATCATCGAAAACGCTAAGAAACAGGCTCGCATGTGCTTCCTCGGGATTGCGATTCCCCACCAACCCTCTCTTGCGGAAGGTGAGTATGGCCCGATTCGCTCGGAAAAGATTTTGAAGTTCAACCGTAAGGCGTTGCGTAATCTTGATAAGACGAAAAAGGAAAAGACTGACCCGCGATTTATTGGTGGTGAGGATCGCATGATCGTGAAGGTTGGTAAGCCAGGAAGCAAAGAGCGAGTAGAGGCTTTGGCTCAAATGTATGCAAATGCGGGAGATACTGACTACTCCGCGTTCAAAGACTGAACGTAACCCGTTGCTGCATAAGGACTTGCGGCGAGGCGGGCGGGCAAAACTTGACGTAAGTACTTGACACATAAAGACTTAGAACAAGAAATAATTTTTAAACTTTTATGCTTGACAGGTCGATATATGATGTATAAGATATTGGAAAAGGAAAAGAAATGAATAAGTACCAAAAAGCCAATTTGCGTTACAGTCAAGCGGTTGCGAAATTAGAGAGTGAAGCACGAAGGGCAAAGGCAAGTGTTACCCTTCTTAAGATGTTGTATAATGAAATGAAAAAGGAAGCCAAATAATGACACACGCTGAAGCAGTTATTATGGTTCGTGGAAAGCGTAACGCTAACCGTCGCAAAGTTGGTAATAATACCTACGCTGAGATTCTGCATGATGGTACTGTAGCAATTAAGTTGCATAATACTTATGTTGTTAAGATTAATCCAAATGGTACCTATACCCTGAATAGTGGTGGTTGGCAAACTCTGACAACTAAGGATCGGATTAATCAATACAGTCCGCGATATGTTTATCAAAAGAATTTTGAATGGTTTGTGAAAATCAACGATAAATCCTATCCATTTATGGATGGTATGGTTGTAAGTTGACGTAAAGCCTTGTCCCTAAACGACTTAGGGCGAGGCCGCGCCGCCCCGCTCGTCATAACTCCTTATATGCCAACACTTTACGTAAATAAAAATATTTTTGGATTTTCTATAGATATGCTATTGACTTGGCCGAAATAGTATATATAATCAGAGTATCACAAGTGAAACCCACAAGGAATTCAAAGATGCGTTCTTTCGAAGAAATCAACACGATTCTGGATCAGATGGCTCAAGAGGGTACGATTGAACCAATGGTCGAGCCGATTGACGATCCTAGCGTGGAAGTCAACTTTTGGGATTGGGCGGATGTTTTGGGAATTGTGGACGAATATGCCCCAGTTGAAATGATGGATGAAAATGGTGAAACTTGGTTCGTAACATGAACCTAAACCATTGCCGCGTAAGCACTTAGGTCAAGGCGGCGCGGCCCCGCTCGCCGTAAGTCCTTATCTGGCAACACTTTAAGAACAAAATTATTTTCTCAAGATTTTTTGCTTGACAAGCCGATATTATATGGTAGAGTAAGAGAAAGAAAGGAAAATGATTATGAGCCATCCAGACCCTTGCTATGATCCCGATAACTCTTATGAGGAAGATATGAAATACGACGATTACAATGATTTTCACTATGGCGAAGTTGACGCAGATGAACTGGAGAACAGTTGGGATGATTCGTATGATGATAGTATGGATGGCGATCATGAAAGTGGCCTCGCTTCCGCTGGATGGGGAACAGACGAGGATTACGGATATTACGGTGACGATACCCCGCTAGGTGAAGATTATTACGGAGGAGAATAAGAAATGAAATATAACTTTTACGATATTGTTGCAGAATCAGAAGATGGACTGACGGAATTCGCTGTAGATAGGAGTTATACTCTTGAAATTCCAGACCACGATCTTTCTACTCCAATGGAAAGACAAGAGCATTTCGGGGTTATGCTGGATAAGTTGATTGAGGCAAGTGGCGTGAGTGTTTTATCATTTAGGACAAAGGAAGTTGTATGAACTACATTCAATTAGATGTTATTAGTCTTGCGACGGGTTATATCTGCGGCGTATTTCTTTGTTGGGTTCTTTGCGAACATATTTACGGAGATAATAAACATGACTAAAGAATATAAGATTATTCTTATTAGTTTCCTGTGCGGGTGTGTTGCGGCAATCTTTGTAGCGTAAAGTATTGCTACATATAGACTTACGGCGAGGCGGGCGGGCGAAATTTGACATAAGTTCTTTAGTATCAACAACTTACAACAAATATTTTTTTTAAACTATCTCAGACCATAGGACGATATATACTGTACGGAGGACAGATATGTTGACTTTGGTTTTGATGTTTGGTAGTCTTGGATATGGTTGTGGGTACGAGGGGCAAGATAAAGGCAAGGTTTATTTTGGGGTATATACGCCACAGGCAGAATATGGTTACGTTGTAGAAAATTTTAAGATTTCCCTTGACAGCATATATCACAAGGATTATAATCTTGGAAAAGGAAAATAACATGAACGATTACCAAGCAACTTACAAATTCGACAACGGTTATGGGGCGAGTGTGGTTTCCAGCGTAATGTCATACGGTGGGAACAAGGGTCTATTTGAAGTAGGGGTGCTTGACTCGGACGGAGAACTTGTGTACAATACCCCTATCACTAATGATGTTGTTGGATGGTGCAGTTTCGCAGAAGTCGCAGAAATCCTTGAGCGTATTAAGTCACTCCCCAAGAAGAATTGAATAGGAATATATTATGTATAACGGTTGCAAAAACTATCAGACATGGAATGTCCAACTCTGGATTGCAAACGACGAAGGTTTGTATAACCTTGCTAGAAGTTGTGACGATTATTCGGATTTCGTAGAACAAATGCGAGAGATGGGTTCTCTTGAAACTTTGGATAATGTGGCGTGGAACGATAGCGGAATTGATCTGGACGAACTCAAAGAGTTTTGGGAAGAGAATTTTTCTAACGTTGATGCTTGACAATTGACGATACACGTTGTAGAATGGTTGAAAGGGTTTCTCACTAGGAGTTTGAAGAATGAATGTTGATGTTTCCACTGTTTGCTTTGCTGCTATTGCTTGTTTCATTTGCGGTGCTATTTTATATATCATGAACTTGAGGGCAGATTTTGCCAATGCTAAATCTTATTGTGTTTATAATTTTGAGTACGTTCAGCCTGTTACTGGTGAACGAGAACGATTCCTCGCGAAAGTAGTTGACAATCAGAAATGGACGAACGATGAAATTCGGCGTCTTAATTTCCGTAGTGATTATAGGCTCTATGATAAGAACTTTAAGCGTGAAGGTAATCTTGTTACCTGTGTTATGCCAAACGGCGATTACCGTAGATTTTGGAGTGGGCGAGTGGTCAATTGCAAGCCCGTTCCTGCTGGTAATCTAATGTATAGGTTTGCAAGCTTTATCTGATATTCTTCGCCAAGCCGTCCTAAGTCCTTTAGCCACAAGGGTTTAGGGCGGTCGCGGCGGGCAGCGCTCGTCGTAAGTCCTTACTGTGTATATATTTACATGCATTATTGTTTTTTGTTAACTCCATACTTGACAAATGACGATATGGTATGTACGATGTATGGACAGTTAGGGATTGTATGTATATAGAGAAACTGATTGCTGAACCTACGAAGAATAGAGCAGTATTTTGGATTAGTAAAGATAGTCAAGATGAGATGTGGCCAACGGATGTAGAGATTAGGAAGATGTGTACGGATACGTATCCGTGTGAAATTGTAGCATATAGTGTTGACTTTTGGGGATCACAGAATATGATTAGGGTAGTAAATGTAGAGACAGAATAATGAATACAGATGATAGAGAATATATACAAGATGAGGACGATACCATAGAGTTGACAGTTTGGGAAGAATGGGTAGAGTGGGCAGAGTCTCAGCCAAAATAAACCGGTCGTTGCTTTTTCGGTAGCCAGCGAGAGAGAAATTCTAAAGACCCGCTTGACAAATTGACGATAGTATATTAGAATAATTGACATGAACATATTTGTATTAGATAATGATCCGCGAACTTCTGCGGAAATGATGTGCGATAAGCATATTCCTAAGATGGTTGTAGAGACGTTCCAGATGATGGGTAGTGCGTTGAGGCGTCATGGTGCTACAGATAGCCAGATGCCCCTTACACAAGCAGGAAAGCCCCTCAAGGGTGGATACCAACACCACCCATGCACACGTTGGGCTGGAGACACCATTACAAACTTTGTATGGCTAGGTATTCATGGTATTTCACTGTGTGACGAATATATGTTTAGATATAAGAAAGTCCATAGTTGCGACATGAAGATTCGTCAAATGTGCGAAATGATGGATATGTTGCCAAAGGGTACGCAAACTCCATACGCTCTGGCTATGCCAGATGAATATAAATCTTCTAACGCTATTGACTCCTACCGCCGATACTATATAATGGAAAAAGCAAGATTTGCTAAATGGGAAAAGGGGCGAAACGCTCCGCACTGGTGGACTAAAGAGGAATGTTATGTCTAATATTTTTGATAAATATACCGCTACAAAGTTGCGTGAAATATATACTACGCCTCAAGAACAATGGCCCGAAGATTTCCTACACTTTATTCATGATGAAATAGCAGATGAGTTGCTAGATAATTGGCTAGAACAATCTGATATGGATGAATATATGGAAAAGGCCAGAGAGATTGTTGAAGATAATACTTATGGTCATAAAGATGAAAATGGAAATGAGTTGCTTGACTTTTTACCGTGAGGTGGTATCATGATAAATATGAATGCCGCATATGATCTTTTTGATGTTCTTGTTGACATGCTAGAGGAATATGAGTATGATACAGAGTGCCATGAGAAGTGTGGCATGGATACTCATTCCCAAAGAGATATTATAGTTCGTGCTAGGAATGCAATAAATAGTTTTTCTCCGGGACATATTACAGAACCAGCATACTGGGAGAATGAAGATGCCTAATTGGTGCATGAATAATCTGACGATTTCACACGACGATCCTAACCAGTTGAAGAAGTTTGTTGACGCATATAATAGCGGCGAAACGTGCCAGAGTTTTATTCCTCGTCCAGAAAGTATCAACAATAGTGACGCCTTTGCGGCTGACGGTTGGTATACTTGGAATGTAAACAATTGGGGAACTAAGTGGGACTTTGGTAAGGATAAACTGGATGATCCTGTGGCTATTGAAGACGGCGTGGTGAGTATCTCGTTTGATACCGCGTGGTCGCCACCCATTCAATTCTATAACTATCTTGTAGACTTAGGCTATAATGTAGACGCCACATACTTTGAGCCGGGAATGGGATTCTGTGGAATATATGATAATGGCGATGATGATTATGTAGATTATGGTGACAGTAAGAATATTATCCCCGACCGCATTTGGGACGATTATGCTTTAGATGATTTTTTTGAAATGATTGACTCGGAGGCTGACGCTTGACAAATATAGGGCTGTGTGATATATACTAGTAAAGACAGCACACAGTAAAAGAAGGTCATATTGGCAGACACCCTATGTTTCGGGGGTATAACTTAGCGGCTAAAGTAGCGGTCTTTTAAACCGTATATCGTAGGTTCGAGTCCTACTACCCCTACTGAGGAATGACTATGGAAAATCCTGTATATAATGAGTATGTCATGGGTGACTATGACTATTATGAAGATAAAGAGTGGGATTACTACAATCATTATAATGAAGATATAGAAGACATCTATGACGAGTACGATGAGGATGAGTTCTAAGTTGTTGTAAATAAAGGACTTATGGCTAAGTGGGCCAGCCCGTCTTGCCGTAAGTCATTGCTAGATAAGGCTTTATATCAACAAATATTTTTTAAAGAGCGATTGACAAAACGACGATACATTATATAATGGCAAGCATGGATTATCCGCTGTATGGATACGGGTATGAGAACGGGGTCTGGATAAACACCGGTACTTGGTATTCAGACCCATATAGTCTATATTCTGATTTTACTACAGATAGACTCATACAAACCGAGTACGACTCTTTGTATGTTTATAATGATGGTGGTCAAGCCTTGTATT